AGAAAAATCAGGATGTCATCACGAAGCCCAAACGGCCGCGCGGTCGTCCGATGAAAGATGCTTCCGAGGCTTGTCTATAGTACGGCAAATTGCGATTCTTTTAATTAATCTTTTTGATAAAATTCACATTCGTATCCGTCTGCCCGGAGCAACAATCCTTCGGCCCATGGCGGTGTCCGCCCCATCTGCTCGCAGATGGCATCGACGCTGACATTTCTGTCGCACTCGATAATCAGTTCATCATGGACATGGCCGACGATGGCACAGCACTGCAACGTCTGCATGGCATAGCATAGGATGTCCCGGCTGATGCCCTGAACGATGTTTTCCACGAACTTCGGGCCGTAGCTCTCCAAGCGTTCCCATTTCTTCGTCGCGCCGATGCCTTCATAAGTGACGGACTCGCCGCCAAAGCGATTCTCTCCCATCCGAGGCTTTACGTAGGAAAGCCGCCGTCCGCTGGGAAGTTGGATAAACAGCATGCCGCTCTGATACAGAAAGCGGATGCAGCCAGCCCGCATGGGGATACGTTCCTTGATGGCTGTCTTCACGGCGGCGTCCACCTGCCACCAGAAATCGACGATGTGCGGATTGGCCGACCGCCAGGACAGCACCAGAGGATACAGCTCATTTTCCGTAAGGCCCATTTCAAGAGCGCCCATGGCCTTCAGCGCACCGATGGAGCCGCCATAGCCAAGCGCCAGTTCTGCGATTTTCCCTTTTTGCCGAAGATGCGCATTACGGCCATGTTTTTCCACCGGAACACCGAACATGGAGCTGGCCGAGGCGCAATAGATATCGCCATTCTTGGCAAAAACATCCGAGCGCCATGTTTCTCCTGCGAGCCATGAAAGCACTCTGGCTTCAATGGCCGAAAAGTCTGATACGACAAATTTCATCCCTTTCCGGGGCACAAAGGCCGTACGGATCAGTTGGGAAAGGACATCGGGGATGGAGTCATACAGGAGTCCCAAGGCTTCATAATTTCCCTGGCGTACCAATTCCCGAGCTTCTGCGAGATCCGGCAGATGATTCTGGGGAAGATTCTGCAGCTGGATGTGCCGACCGGCAAATCGCCCGGTCCGGTTGGCCCCATAGAATTGGAACATGCCTCTGGCCCTGCTATCCTCGCAGGCCGTCATCTCCATGGCCTGGTATTTTTTGACCGAGGATTTGGCCAGCTTCTGCCGGAGCAGCAGTACGCTGCGAAGCGGTTCTTCTGCCGTCTTTAGCAGCACCTGTACCTGCTTCTTGCCCAAAGAATCGGTCTTCATCCCGTGTCGTTTCAACCAGCCAATCATCTGGATGACGGAGTTCGGATTCTCTAGGCCCGTCTTTTCCTTCAACATAGCCATCAGGCTTTCCCGGCTGCGGGCATCAATGGCAATGGCTTTTTCAGCCAATGTCCGGTCAATGGCAATGCCCCGGTCGTTGATTTCCTGATCGAGATGATATTCATCCCATACCTGCTGCGGTACGGGATACTTCTTCAGCCGCTCCTGGATAGCCATTTCCACTTCCACATCCCGTTTGTTATAGGACTTGAATAAGGTCCATTTGTCTAAGTCATGCTGAGGAAGGGTTCTTGTCCTGCCGCCATTCGATTTAGTTTCCTTGCAAGGAACGCAGAAATAGCGGATCAGGTCTTTGCCTTCCTTCAGCTTCTGGCTGTCCAGATTCAGCACGAGCCCTGCGCCTTCCAGAGAAAGAGGCAATCCCATATAGGCCGACCAGATCATGGAGCATTTCCATCCCGCCGGATTGAGGAACCTGGCACAGTCCTGGGAAAGCGGATGATGGTCATGGAACGGGTTCAGACTTCTCCCCAGCTCACGCAGATATCGTGACAGGCAGACGCGTTCAAAACTGGCATTGAACGCCCACTTGGTGACAGATTCATCGGTCAGGGCATCCAGGATATCATCCGGGATGCTCTCTCCCTGCGTCAGGTCAACGACCTGCACTTCGCCCCCATCCACGGCATAACCGAAGAGGAGGATCTCAAAGGCTGGCGATTCTGCATACTTGTACACGCCGCATTTCGCCAGATTGACATCGCTGAATGTCTCAATGTCGATACTGATGGTTTTCATACGCTTCACCTCAAAAACGACGAGGCATAAAGCCCCGCCGCCACCATGGAATAGTACTTATTTCTGGATGGATTCCATCCGCTTGCGATGATATTCTTCTTCCTGTTCTTCCCGGCGCCGATCCATTTCTTCATCTCGCTGGTCTTTTTTGATATCCGTATAAATCATGGCCATAAAGAATCCGCAAGCGCACAGTGCAAGCAAGCAGTACAGGCACTCCAGAATCAGCTTCATTAGCGTCTCCATCTTCATCCCTCCTTAGGCCAGAAAATCATCATCAGCAGCCGTAGCGAAATCATCTTCCGCACGCGGTTTGCCGCCAAGGGGCTCGCCGTCGCGGATTTTCTGGAGGTTGTTCAGGCCGCAGGCGATGCCTTTATTTCCGTTGCTATTGAAGGCATAGAAGTTGATGGAAGCACGGCCATAGACGCCGGAGTAGACTTCCGAACGTTCCATGATATGCTGGCAGTCGGCATCGACGATGCCCGGCTTAGTCGCCGAGTTGGCATTGACGAAGAAGCTGTCTTTATAAGCATCATCGCCCGGGCGTTCCAGGTCGCCATCACGGAGCGGCGTCTTGATGGCTTCGAGAGCCGGTACAGCACGGCCATTTCCCTTGAGCTTGCTTTCGCCTTCTTCGTAGGCGGCCCGGATAGCGGCTTCGATTTTCTTGACGGTCTTCGTATCCGACTTAGGGATGATCAGGCTGACGCTGTACTTCGGCGTACCACCATTGATGGACTTCGGTTCCCAGACGTTGGCATAAGACCAGCGCGTATTGACTCCGGTAATCACTTTGCACGGATTGACATAATTCTTGGACATAACAAGTTCCTCCTTACTTTTCATCACTAAAATCATCTGCCGCGGTGTGCATGGCCGGACGCTTATCCGAGTCTGGCACTAGGACCGGCTTACCCTGCGGCTTTTCCACTAAGTTTGACAGCAGTTCTTCGAACCGTTTCTTCCCGAGCTGTTTCGTCATGGCAGTGATGCTGAGCAGCTTCTTTTCATACGGGTTGAACCCTGCCTTTTCTACAGCTTCTGCCACTGCTTCTTCGCTTACGTAGCGGCGGTTTGAGCGGCCTTCGACCAGTTTCCATCCGTCCCACTGCTTGCCGGACAGGGCCTGCTGCAAAGCGTACTCTTTGACGTCACTGGCCCAGTTCACCAGTTCATCGGCCTTCGAAAGGACGGCTTCGATTTCTTCATCCTGCAACGTGGATGGGACGGCGAAATCATACTGAGCCAGTTCCAGATTGTATTCAGCCCTCTTGCGGCAAGTCGCCTTGATCTTGCAGAAACGGCAATGGTCGCCAGCCTTGTACTCTCCTTCTCCCTTCGCCGCCAGTTTTGCGGTAGGCTTCAGCACCGTTTCGGCCCACTGGAGCAGTTCTTCCTTGCTCATGGTGCAGGTGCTGACGTTGTCCCGGCGGGGCTGGAAGATAGTCATTGACACCCGGCGGATATCATAGATGCCATCAAACAGGTTCAGCGCACCGAGAGCATAACACATCATCTGCGGATTCCTCTCGGCATCCACCAGAACTCCCAAGCCGTGCTTGTAATCGATGACCGTCAGGGTATCGTCAGCCACAATGAGGCAGTCGCCTGTTCCAAATCCGCCAGGCACCCACTTGGAAAAGTCCAGCCGCTGTTCCACCATAATGAGCGGATCCTTGCAGGATGCTTTGGCAGAGGCTAGCGATTCCATGACGAACTGCACGTATTCATCGGTACATTCCGCCATCTCCTCATCAAAGTATGTCAGAGATTCCGTCGGGTCTTCCCGCTTCTGCCCCAGCGCCGTCTTCACCTTGAATTCACAGAGCGTATGGGCATCCGTCCCCTGCCGGGCGAACTCGCTCGGTGTATCCGGAAGCTTGGCGCATTCCTGTGCGGACGGAGGACAAACCAGCCAGCGATAGCTGGACGACGCTGACAGTACGGCGTGTTTATCCGGCATGGCCAATCACCTCCAGCTCCTTCAGGAACGCTTCATACTGCGCCGCATCAATGCTGGACAGCTTGTCCGCTCCGTATTTCTGGATCAGGCTGCGAACTTCTTCCGTGAATCCCTGACGAGCCTTATCAGCGGCCACCCTGCGGACTTCTTCCAATGTCAGCTGTGGCGTCTGCTTGTTGCTGGGTGCATGGACTTCGCTGCCGTTTTCCTTTTTCGCCATTCGATTCAGCTGATCCGCTGCATGGCAGATGGCGTCTGCAGCCGTGTGTAGTAATTGTGCGATTTCCTTTACTGTCTCTTCATTTGTCACTAATTGTCTCTCCTTCCAATGGAAAATGATTCATGGCAAAGAGAAATAACGTCCTTGCCATCCTGGCAGATACCTGACTAATGGCATGAAGAATCTGGATTTCTTCCGCCATATTGCGCATGGCAATGTCGATATCTAGATCGTTTTTGTCCATCGCGTTTGCTCCTTTCCGAAGGCCTTATCGCACCTTCTACTTCCCTTTGGAGAAGAATTCTGATTTTGAGCAAGCCTTTAGATAATTTTTTCAAGCTGCTCGGAATCGCTTCTCTTACTTCCTAATGGAGAAACATCCTATGATTGAGCAAAAGCCGCAGGTCTCTCCCACCAAGAAGAGCCTGCGGCTTTATTGAAGTATTCCATTTTTCTTTGCTCAAAGAACTCTGCTTTCTCCATAAGAAAGTAGAGGTGAGAAAGTTGTTCCTCCTCACCTCCCATAAAAAAATTAGGAGATGAATCTTATGGACAACCTCACCCCAAAACCACCTGATCTCTACTACACTACCGAACGCCTGCAAAGCGAATTATGCTTTCATATGGCGCAGCGCATCGCCAGAGCTATGCTGGCTAATCATCTCATCAGTAAGAAAGAATTTCACATTCTCTCCAACATCAATCGCGAAACTTTTCCTCCCCTATATGCGGAAATACTGCCAAAGGGACTTGAAATATCCTAGTCATAGAGTGATATATAGACATGGAAAGGAGCGGTCTGCTTGAAGAAGGTAACAAAAATTGCGGAATCCCCATCTTCATTGAAGAACAAGAAAAAGATCAGGGTTGCTGCTTACTGCCGTGTCTCTACAAGTTCTGACGCACAGCTTGAAAGCCTTGACGCACAAAAGATTCATTATGAGAACTACATCAACAACCGTGATGATTGGAAATTTGCGGGCATCTATTATGATGAAGGCATCACGGGTACAAAGAAAGAAAAACGCCCAGAGCTGTTACGGCTCGTGGACGATTGCAAAGCCGGCAAGATTGATTTCATCGTGACGAAATCAATCAGCCGATTCAGCAGGAACACTACGGACTGTCTGGAAATAGTCAGGGATTTACTCGCCCTGCGTATCCCCATCTACTTTGAAAAAGAAAACATCAATACCGGATCTATGGAAAGCGAGCTCTTTTTATCCCTGCTTTCCACCTTGGCTGAAAATGAATCGGTATCGATTGCCGAAAATATCAAGTGGTCCATACAGAAACGGTTCGAGACTGGTACATTCAAAGTATGCTCTCCTCCCTATGGTTATGATTGGGACGGAAAGCAGATGATTGTCAATCAGGGACAAGCAGCCGTTGTGAAAGAAATCTTTGCGATGCTTCTATCCGGAAAAAGCACACAGGCGATCGCCAATGCTTTAAACGAACGTAACGTTCCATCAAAGCGAAGCAAGCACTGGACTTCAACCACCATTCGCAACATGATAACCAATGAAAAATATGTCGGTGACTGTCTGTTTCAAAAAACATACTCGGATTCTCATTTCCAACGTCATAACAATCATGGCGAAATGACACAATATCTGGTCAAAGATCATCATCTGGCAATCATTCAGCGCGAGGATTTCGAGAACGCACAAAAGTTAATCCTACAGCGAGCCAGCGAAAAAGGCGTGGTACGAGGAAGCGAAAAATATCAGAATCATTATGCGTGTTAGCGCCGGGCGAAAAACGCCACTGAGTGTCGGGCGAAATTGACCAATCTTGGTCGGATGAAAATCACCAATCGTGTCCTTCTTGCGCTATACTGAAGCCATCAACGGCTCAGGGAAAGGAGC